TATAAATATTTGCATATAGCTTTAGCTAATCGAGAGGATGTAGTGTATCGGCATAAAGCAGATGGAGTTGCCAAAACAGATACTGATATGGTGGTTGAGCTGCTAGAAAAGTTATCAATGCAGTATACTATGCGATGTTCCAATATACTAAAAGTTCCAGAGTCTAATAAAGAACATTCTGCAGTTGAGTATGCTGCATCTAATATGTGTTCTAGCCAGATTCCTATGCCCTCCGTTAAAGATACTCCTCTCCCTAAAGAAACTAGCTATGTTGTTAATCCTAATGCGTTAAAATTTTATAAAAAATGGGATATGTTGTATTTTACTACATACATTTATAAGGGTAACAACAAACTTGCGAGTTATGAGTGGTGGGAAAAGAATATTTGGCTTGAAGTATTGGACGATAAGTTTGAAGTTATTTCACCAGGTATAAAATGGGATGCTACTCCTCCATCTCTCTTTGTTGCAGCCGTTAGGTCCGCTTCTTTTTATAATCATTCATTTTGTGGGACTTATAAGATTGTAGATGGTGAAGTGAAGAAGTATCACTATTCTGTCTATAGTCAATCTGGTTTGTATCCTGATAAAATAAAAAAACTTATGGATAGATATACATTGGATACGGACCAAGTTCCTAGCGCACTTAAGGCTCGGCCCTCTCTAGTTCCTATAGCTATTAGAGATATGTGTAAAGATAATGGGTGGGATCTCCATTGGAAGAAGCATAAGTGGAAATACCAAAATGAGATAGAAAAGTCTGTTAAGATACCATGGCTCACCTCTGCTGGTATACGAGCGGGCCCTCAGAATAGAGTACAAGTAAAAAATCAATTTCACAAAAAAATAGTTACTGTTGAAGGAAAGAAGATAGATCAGGCTCTTCACGTGGCGAAGATGCTTGATGAGGCTATTGCTAAAATAGATAAGGATAATCCTCATCCTTATTTTCCTTATAACACTAGTAAAATAGTAATTAAAAGTGAAACACAGCTTGCTGCTACGAATAGTATTGAGGATTTAGAAAAGGCTAAAGAGAAAGCTAGAGAATTTTTTATACCGCATTTAGCTACTATCATCATGCAACAGCTGGTTCATGGATTTCGTCAGAAGCTTGAAAGAGGGAAGATGATCCGTATAGGTCTGGATTGGCTTCAAGGTGGTATGTATGAGTTTGGCAAGGATCATATGTATGAGAATCCAGATGCATGGCATCTTATGATAGATATTCGACAGATGGATATGTCAGTAAAGGCCTACCTTATGTCTCTTTATGACAGATCTACTAACATGTACATCGATAGGGAGGACTCTGATGTCGATGTATTTGACGCTCTGTTTGAAGAGTGTTCAAAGAGGTCTACTGTTAAGCCAGCTTGCATGATTGGTATAGTATGGAAAATTATTTTAGGAAAGATGGGCTCTGGTCTGTTCATTACTTCTCATGGTGACTCCTGGATGGTATCTCTTTCTTTTTATAGTTTGTTCACTTATCTGGCGATGACTTATGAGCAATTTCGTATTGAGTATCGAAAAATGAGGAAGAAGAAAGACAAATTCAGATTGTCTATTTATGGTGATGACTCGTTTTTAACTTTCTTGAAGCAGTTCTTGGAGTATTTTTCTGAGTCTATTGTTACTGGTTTCTTCAAGGAATTCTATGGGTTTGTTATCAAGGACTATAGGTGTGTGAATAATTTTCTTTCTCTTATGAATGATAAGGGCGAATTGTCTAATTTGGGTATGGTGTTCCTTCAGAAGTATGCCATTAAAACTCCAAAGAAATTCTTGGATATGGGCGCTCCTCCTATCGTTCATGCTAGACCCCTGCGTACAAATATTAGGAAATTTGCGAAGGGCAGTGGAGATTTTAAGACAAATTTGGATTATTATCTATCTGCGGTTGGAGGAGTATGGGATAATCCATGTTGCCAACCATGGCAAGACTTTTGTAGACTTGCTAGTGATCATTTTGGATCTGGAGGATTTACTAAGGATCAAGTGAATGTAATTCTTCAGCAGAAAGATCACTACGCAACTAGACTTATTAGAAAGTACAATCTTGCTATTGATGATCTTTTGGCTGGCTTTCCCACTAATGAGGCCATTGCAAAGAAATTGGTCTATAATAAGGAACACCACATTAATGCGTCTTATCGCGATACATGGACTGATGATATTCTAGCCTTCTAGAAAATAATAATACTAC